GGGAAATGGTCACACTTAGACAAATACAAAGCGGTTATAGACGAGTATGGAACAGAAGAGTTGTGCAATGAACGATTTGAGAAGTGGCAAGACGGACTAGCAGACTATCACAGAGAATACAGGAGAAGGAGAAAAGAAAATGGAAGAATCAAAACTTGCGTATGAGCATCATATGACCATTGATGAATTTCGTGCTTTTAAAAATGATTGGGATAATGCGGTAAGCACAGTTAAAAAGTCAAATGCTGATTTGTCAAAGATTGTTTTATCTACTGATGATTCAAGAAAGGAAAGGGCAAGACAGAAATATGCAGAACGCAGGAAAAATAGATTACAGAGAAATGTATGATAATTGCAAGGATTTTAAAGATTACGTTGACAGGTATGTAGCTAACAAGGATTTGACAGTTGAAGCTGCTCTGGAACATTCCGTTGTTAAGGAATATGCAGATTGGTTGATTAGTAAAGGAGTTTGGTAATGGATTCTTTTGATTACATATGCGAAGGACAAATAAATATGTTTGACATAGGCAAGCAGAATATGTTTATAGACAAGCCTATTCGTTTGATTGAATTGTTTGGTGGAGTTGGAAGTCAGGCAATGGCTTTAAGGGATATAGGTGCAAACTTCACACATTGGAGATTAGTTGAATTTGATAAATACCCGGTTGCAAGCTACAACGCAATTCATGGAACAGATTTTAAGCCTATGGATATTAGGGAAGTAAAAGGATCTGATTTAGGAATTGAAGATACGTTGAACTACACTTACTTACTTACTTACTCATTTCCATGCCAAGACTTATCAGTAGCAGGGAAACAAGCCGGAATGACAAAGGGTAGCGGTACAAGAAGTGGATTGCTTTGGGAAGTGGAAAGATTACTAAACGAAGTAGAACATTTACCACAGGTTTTACTTATGGAAAACGTACCACAGGTGCATAGCAAACAGAATATGCCTGATTTTCAGAAATGGTTAGATTTTTTGGAAAGCAAAGGTTATTCAAACTATTGGAAAGACCTTAACGCAAAGAACTACGGAGTTGCACAGAATCGAAACAGATGTTTCTGCGTGAGTGTGTTAGGTAATTACAAATATGATTTTCCTAAAGAGATTCCATTGGAAAAGTGCATGAAAGATTATTTGGAAGAAACTGTTGACAATAAGTATTACATCACATCTGAAAAGGCAAAGAAACTGATTGACACATTGATATTAGATGGGAAAATCTTGACAGACAGACAGACAGACAGACAGACAGACAGACAGACAATCGACCTGTGCGTTAAAAATCCAAGAGTTATCGAAAGAGCAAATTGCATATCAGCTAGAACAGACAGAGGAATTAGCAATATGCAAGCAGAAGGAAGTGGAGTGTGTGAAATATCCAAGTTATCTGAATTATAACAAGTGCGACAAAGTTGATGCAGATGTTGCTAACACTATTATGGCACAATGCTACAAAGGTTTTGGAACAGGAAATCAAACACAGAATGGAGTGATTGAATGTCAGAAGATTTTAAGTACGGAGTAATACAAGATATTGATAGGCTTGTAGAACTGTGCAGAAGTGGGGGGGTATTGCATTGTGTAAATTGGATAAGATGCCAGACGGACATTTGACGAGCATTGACAATTCAAGATTATGCGATATTAACCATCCGTTAGCAAGCACAGTTACTGCAAGATACTACAAAGGAATAGGAAGTCATAAGGATAATATGGTGATTGAAGTATGGAAGTTAGATTCTTAGGGAATTATTTAGGTTATGGTTACAATTATGATGGTGCGACTTTTGATTCGTCTGGAATTTCACCAACGATTCTTTCCAGAGATTACAAAGGTGCAAAAGCAATAATTGATATCAGAAAGGTTGACATAGTGAATGAACAAAATACAATGCCTAGCAGAGCAGAGCAGAGCAGAGCAGAGCAGAGCAGAGCAGCTTAGTTGCGTAAGATTAGGAAATGCCTACAACAACGAGAAATTCACAGGTGGAAATTACGGTGGCAATGTTTGGGATGTAAACGGACTTGCACCAACAATGAAAACCGGGGCATCGGCTAGTCAACAATGCACAGTAGAGGTAAAGAAAATGGATAAAACCATAAAGATTAGACAAGCTACAAAAGAAGGATTCACAGAGTGCGAAATAGGTGGGGTGGCAGACCTGAATTACCTCACATCGAAAACACGAAGGGGAAGAACGGTAGAGAAAGGCAATATTTGTCCTACTCTGACAACGGAGAATATCCCTAGTGTAATCGAATTAGGTGATCCTGATTTCTACAATTTCCTATATGAGATTGATGGAGAAATTTATCTGATAAGGATAAGAAAATTGATACCATTGGAATGTTGGAGATTGATGGGATTTACTGATGAAGATTTCCACAAGGCAGAACAGGTAAATAGTAATACGCAGCTATACAAACAAGCCGGCAATAGCATAGTAAAAGATGTGCTAATGGCTATTTTCAGAAATATGAACATAGAAGGAGTGAAACAATGGCAGAAATAATATTTGTATCAATAGGATTTTGTGTTTTTGCTTTAGGGGTAGCATTAGGAATTGCGTTGGCAGGATATGTTGTGATAAGTGGACAGGAGGAAGAAGAATGAGAGAACAAAAAGACATTATAATCAACGGGAAAACATTAGCGGAAATATTTGAGAATCATAAGCATTGGTTGAATGAAGATTGCGAAGGTTGGAAAGATATGAAAGCTGACCTTAGTGGCAGTGACCTTAGTGGCAGTGACCTTAGTGGCAGTAACCTTAGTGGCAGTGACCTTAGTGGAAGTAACCTTAGTGGCAGTGTACTTGACGAATTCGAAAAAATCAGAAAAGGCTTAAAAATCAAAGAGCCAATGGTTGGTTGGAAGAAATGCAAATATAATGTATTGGTTAAATTAGAAATTCCCAGAGGTGCGATAGTCTTTTCTATTAACAACAACAAATGCAGGACAGATAAAGCAATAGTAAAGGAAATCATTTGTGCAGATAGAGCATTTTCGACACGCAAGTATTTTTCGTACTATGTTGGTGATGTAATAGAGGTATTCAATTTTAACTGCGAATATAACATTGAGTGTGCAGAAGGAATACACTTTTTCAGGACAAGAAAAGAAGCGGAAGATTATTATTTTTAAAGTAAGGAGGAAGAAGAATGAGCAATAAGCTAATCAAATCAAAAGAAGAATTAAAGCCATGTCCTTTTTGTGGACACAAGGCTAATACTACATATGGAGTTATGGGAGGAATCACTATGATTGTTTGTGGTAATTACAATGGCTGTGGAGCAACAGTATCATTCGATTGTGGGTTTGCAAATAAGCAAGGAGAGGTGGCTAGTATAAGACTTTGGAATAGCAGAAAGGGATGATGAAAAATGTGTGACCATTTTTTTGTAAAGAGATTTATAGCAGGCAAAGCAAGATGGATTTGCAAGTATTGTGGATTACAGCACAAAGAATATACAATGTATCATCTGAATCATTTTGCCGATGCAGACAAAAAGAAGGAAGGAGAAGAAGAATGAACAAGTTTGATGATTATACAATGGTAGAAGATGGATTGCCAAATGAAGATATGTTCTGTGACATTGTTGGAGTAAGACCAGACGGAATCTTTAAGGAAATGAAGGTATTTTATAGAGCAAAAGTTAAAAAGGAATATTTCACAGATAAAAACGGAATAAGAAGAAAAAGAGTTAGTGGTGTTGGTTTCGTTATTCAGAAGCCACATGATGGTTTAAAGGTTATTGCATGGAAAGAGCATAAGGAATTGAACGATATTGTCAAAGCATTATACGGAAAGGAGTAGAATGAGATGGCAAGACAAGGATTGATGGATGACGAAGGTTACAACGGATTTGATGTAGATGATGAAAGATGTGAGAACTGCAAATATGCTTCTGTCAAAGAAGAAAACGGACAGACATGGTTCTTTTGTCAGAAAGATTATCTGTGTGATGAGGTGGATGCCTATGAGCAATTACAATGATTGGGATAAGCCGAGATACAAATATCCATGCGAAGATTGCTACGAAAAATACGAAGGTTGTCATGGCAAGTGCGAGAGATATTTGGAAGTCAAGAAGAAAAATGAACATATAAACGAAATCAAGAAAAAAGAAGGATTGTTCAATCGAAGAAAAAGAAAGAAGGCATGGTAATGTACGAAATAAATGTTAAAGCAGGTGACGAAATCGACATTGAGATTATGACCGATAAAGAAACATATCAGGAAAAAGAAAGTTGGAAGGTAAAACAGGTTTTTGAAAACTTTGTTTTGTGCGAGAAAAAGGCAAAACTTGGAATGATCCGTAGATGTGTTTGTATGGGAGATTTGGTTAGATATGGATATGCAACCGAAAAAAGAGATTTTTAATGACGTTTGGATATTTTACAAAAAATGGCTTCCAGAATGTTCAAATGATGAAAGGTGGGTAGAGATAATCAAGGAAGCAGATACGATTATTAAGAAACACAATAGTGAAAAATTAGCAATCGACCTACTACAGGCAATGATAGGAGAGTTAGGTAGAGTGCAGAAAGGATAAAAATGAATAAAGAAGAAATTTTAATGCACAAGGAAAAAGCAGAAAAATTCCAAAAAGAAAATAGTGCTTATGTGCATACAGAAATGAAAGACTGTAAAAGTCCTGAAACAATAATTTGTGGAGATTTTATTGCAATGCTGTTTTGCATAGAAGCAGAAATAAATAGGTTATCAGAACTCACAAACACAACATTTGAGCAAACATTATCTGTTTTAGCTATGAATCACAAAATAGGCAAAGACAATGTAATTGACTTGACTAAGGGTTTTGATAAGAAAAAAGTCAAAGGTAGTTTTGAAATCATGCGTGAAGAAGTAGAAAAAGAACTTAAACGTAATGATGATAAACTAGAAAAAAGCATTGAAGAACTAAAAAAAGAATTAAAGTCAGAAAAAGAAGCCACAAAAATGCAAAAAGTAAAGAAAGAAAAAGCAGAAAAAGAGCATTTTAGGGAAAAAGAAAAATTGCAGAAAGAAATTTTAAGGCTAGAGCATGAAAATGAAAAATTAAGCAGAATGTTGGCTTTTGGGAAAGAAAAATAAGGAGAAATCAGTATGGATTTATCGAAATACACGAAGTCTGAAATATCAGATATGCGTGTGGAATTAAATCTTACTGATGATGAAGCAATAGTGTTTGATATGCTTGCAAAGGGAAAGTCGATAATGCAGATAGCAGACAAGTTGAATTTATCGACTAGGAGCATAGATAACAGAATTGCAAAGATACGAAAGAAAATAAACAGGATATGATATGTGCGTAAAGAGTGCGTGAACATTGCGTTTGCGTACTCTTTTTTTATGTCAAGATAAAAGAAAAAGGGGATAAATATGCTTTGGAATTTTACAAGGGTGGATGTGGAAATCGAACATAGAATGACTATTGATGAAGTGGAAATACAAGACCTAATAGAAAAGGAGAACGAGTATGTATCAGAGTTATTATCCGTCTTACCAAATGAACTATCAGCAACCGAACTACAACCAATATAGCAATCAGCAGACTAATTATCAGATGCCGGTGCCACAGGGTATAAATGGCAGAATAGTCAACAGTATTGAAGAAATATCTGCCAATGATGTGCCTATGAATACACCATTTTCGATTTTTCCAAAGAATGATATGTCAGAGGTTTATATAAAATCTTGGAATAATAACGGAACTATCAGTACAAGAAAATACATATGTGAAGCTGATGAAACAAGCACACCTAAAACAAGTTTTGATGATGTGAAAAATTATATTGATGAAAGGTTTGACAAGCTAGAAAAAATGCTTAAACCGACTTCTGCAAAGGCTAAAAAGGAGAGTGAAGAAGCATGAATGTAAATCCTATGGACTTTTTACAGGTAATGGGTGGCAGAAATCCACAACAGGAAGCTATGAATATGCTTAAACGTATGTCAGGGAACAATCCAATGGCTAATAACCTTTTAAATATGATAAATAGCAACAATTTCAACGGTGCTTCTGAATTAGTCAATAACATGGCAAGAGAACGTGGTATCGACATAAATCAGATTAGAAACATGATGCAACATAGGTAATTCTAGATACACCTATTTTGTAAATATAAAAAAAGAGGTAAAAAAATATGTTTAATTCAAATTGTGCTAACGTACCTTTAGTTGCCACGTTGAATGACGGAAACTCTAACTCAAATGGTTGGGGTGACGATTGGGCATTGTGGATTGTCATTCTTCTGATTTTTGGTTGGGGTAACAACGGTTTTGGTGGTGGATTTGGTGGAAACGGTGGAACATATCTTGGTGAGAACTATGCACTTATTAGCGACAATGCAACACTTGAACGCAAAATTGATGGTGTTTATGCAGGTATTTGCGACAGTACATTTGCACTTAATAACACTATGACAAACGGTTTTGCTTCCGCACAGAATACCATGACACAGGGATTTGCAGGTCTTAATACCGCACTTGTTCAACAGGGATATGAAGGTAGAATTGCTACACAGGGTGTAGGAAATACCGTACAGAATTGTTGTTGCGACTTGAAACAGCAAATCGGTGATGTTAAATACACAATCGGTTCAACAAGTGCAGATATTAGTAGAGGTGTAGAACGTGGATTTGCAGATACAAACTACAATATGGCTACACAGGCTAATATGCTTGATAGAACTGTATCTGATAAATTATGTCAGACTAACTTCAATATGCAGACTAACACAAGAGATGTAATTGATAGTCAGAACGCAGGTACACAGGCAATTCTTGCTAAGTTGAACGATATGGAAACTAACAGATTGCGTGAGAAGTTAGAAGCAGAACGTGATGCGAAATACGCATTACAAGGACAGTTAGACAGGGCACAGTTGAGAACAGACATTGTTAATGATGTTCGCCCTTGTCCTAAACCTGCCTATATCACTTGTAATCCATTTGGATGTAATTGCCAGAACGGATATAATTACGGATATGGTACTACAATCGCATAACGTAAACTTGGAGCATTAGGCTTAGTTTAATAAAAGGGTGTTCCGTATATTTGGGATGCCCTTTTTTGATAGGAGGTATAAATATATGTTTTTAGGACAAATAAATGATTATTTGGTGCCTAGTGGAGAAGCAAATACAATTATCCCAATTAGGACAATCGCAAGCACTAATGACAATGTAGTAAACAAAAGAGGTGTAATATCATTTTTAAGAAATGGTAAATACAATGTTGATGCTACAATTTCAGTAAGTGCAACGGAAACTCAAAATGTAAATGTAAGCATTTTTACTGATGATGGTATCAGATTAAGTGTTCCTGCTACAATTCCTGCTCCGCCTGATGGTGAAACAGTTGGTATTGCAAATGTATCTTTGGTTGATGCTATCAATGTTGTTTTAACAAAGTATTTTAATACAGCAAGTATCTATATCGGTGTAGACCAATCTGATGTAACCGTAAACGGATATATCAGAATTGAACATTTTAAGTAGGAGGTGATAGTATGGAAAAACTGAAAGACATTTGCAAAAGAGTAGAAGATATTGTTTCTGCTGAAATCGCTAAAGGTGCTGAAAATGTTGATACGCATGAACTTTGTGAAGCTATTGATATGATTAAAGATTTGAAAGAAGCTATGTATTACGGATCAGTAGTAAAAGCTATGGAAGAATCAGACGAAGAAGAAAAAATGTTGGACAAGATGGGAATGTCAGACAGGTTCTATCGTGGACAGCCTAGAAACGCAAGAGGACAGTTTAAAGCAGATGGCAGACCTAATAAGTATTACAATCCAACTATGATGCCTGAAATTTATTCTTTGGATATGTACGATAAAATGCCAATGGATATGCAGAGAGAGTATATGCGTGGCTACTCTGATGGAGTTGATACTGCTAAATCCATGAGTAGAAATTATCCTGATCCTTTTGGAAATCATGGTGAAACAAATATGAGTGCCACACAGAAGAATAACATGGTTAGAGATTATAGAGAAGGCAGAAGTGGTATGAGCAGGGCAAGATACTTTGAAGCAAAGGATAAGCACTCTGCAAATACTTCTGAAGATAAGCGAGCGAAAATGACGGAGTTGGAGCATTATATGAATGAACTTTCTGCTGATGTGACAGAGATGATAAGTGATGCAACCACAGAAGAAAAGACAATGCTTAGAAACAAACTCACAACACTTGCTAACAAGATTTAAGGAAACGGAGAAAGGGGCAAATAAGCCTCTTTTTCTGTTATAGGTAAAAATATATGGAAATTGTAATTAACAACGTTATTTGGGGCATATACAAAGCGAAAAGGGGTGGGAGGGTTTTTTTGATGCAAGACGGAAGGAAAACTTTTGGAGTATGCGACCTTGCCAACCACAAGATATACATTGCAGACGGACTTGACAAGGAACTTGAAAAGGAAGTTTTGCAACACGAAATCTGCCATGCAATCAATTATATGGTAGGATATTATGACGATTTGGAAGAAGAAGAGTGTGCTTGCATTTATGTTGGCAGATACGCAGACGAAACGTACCAAATTGCCAATGATATTTTGAAAAAATGGAATGAAAATAGATGATGATGTGGTTTTATGCGATTTTTGAGCGAAATAGGTGATATTTTAGCAGAAAATTGAATGAAAAATGCTAGAAAATGATTAGAAAAAACCAAAGTGAAAAAATTTTATTCCCCCCCGGCTATTCGCATAAGAGAAAATGCACGTTTTCACAAACTCTTTCCCAGAATCTTGTGCAGATTTTTCGCAAATCCATGTGGAAAAGTGCGGTTGATTTTTGCGTAAGGTTCTGAAAAATTTCAAGGTAAAAATTTTTTATGCCCCCCGGGGTGCTTATAGGCGGTTGGTGGGTGCCGGAAATCTGTTAAAAAAATCACACTTGAATTTCTTTCAGATTTACTCCCGGAACTGCTGCACCAGAATACAGGATCATTGGATTTTTGAGTTTTTCCGGGGCGATATATGGACTTTTCACCGCTTGCCACAGATAGAAACGGCTTTATATATGCCCTTGTTATTGCGTATAAGACTATTTAAGACGTTTTGTATTGCGTTGTGGTAAAATATGCCTTGAATATATAAAAGTCGCTTAAAATCGAAAATACACGTTTTCTTTTATTCCTTTATAACACATGATCGCATTGTATTACCGTATACCTGATTACATGACCATATAAGGGCATATAATCATATAAAGACCGTATAAGACCGTATAAGGGCATATAAGACCATATAAGGACATACGCAAATAAAAGCTATATAGTGATATATAACCGCCTGTTTATGCCTGTATAATGTTTTCATGGTACAAAAGACAGAATACAAAAAAAAGCCTGTATATTGTCTTTTCTGCCCTGAAAAATAAGATAAAAGCAAGCTACACCTGTAAAAGCATAGCTTGCTAAAATTCTACTTGTAAATAGCTATATCTTCCGTTTTAAGGTCTAATAAATCGGATGTATTTTCAACAACTTTCATTGTAGGAAATTCAATAGAATAAAGTCGAAAATAGGCTATTTTCTTTTTTTCCTGTTCTGTTAGATTCGAAAAATAAAAATCATAATGTTGTTTTGCCTCTTCCAAACTATCAAAAAGTGATACATCCCAATCATTTTCAAAAACGTATTTTTTCATCATAACAAACCCCCTTTTTTCAATCAACATACATAATAAAATATGTTACATTGTCAACGGTTACAACTCCCCATCCGGGAAGCGGTTTTTTTGTATCTACCATGTTTTTATAGGCTTCTATTTCTTCTCTATCAAAATTCCAATCTTTCATATAAAAATCAAAATTCTTTTCTAAGTCCTCAAAAACTACACTGCCACTTTTCAAAAACTTCTCTGCCTCTGCTTTTGTGCATCTGTCGCACATCATAATTTCGATTTGTTTTTGTCTATCCATTTTTTATTCCTCCTGTTTATTAAAAATTTTGATTTCCAGACAATCACAACATAAAAATTTTATATGTTGCGTATTCATCCAAAACATAACTACAAAAATGCTTTGCTGCCCTTTTTGCGGTTGCTTTGTTTGTGAATAAAAAAAACTTGTTTTCATTAGTTGTTACGCAATTTAAACAACCGTTTTCGTCATAGTGACGTATAAAAAAGGTTTTCCCTGATACCGTTTCAAACTGTACAACATACCTATTTTTCATTGTATCGCCTCCTATCTGATTTTAAATTATTTTTAAGACCTTGTAAAGATGTTTTAAAGCCTTATTGAGTGGCACTATATATTGTCTATAATGCCACTTGTAAAGCCTTAAATCTTTTGGTTTGCTATGTCTGAAGCTAAACGGAGCATATAACCTGAAGCAAAGCAATATATACAGATAAAAAATATTTTCATGTTTTACACCTCTTCTTTCTGTGCTTCTTCTGCCAACTCATCCAATGCCTGAGAAATTACAGAGCCAAGATTGTAGCATCTAATAGTTACGTCGAAATATTCCCAATCTTCGCTCAAAAATTTGTCTGCTATTGTTTCAGCATCAACACAAAACTCTTTTAATGCTTCCATGCACATTCCCATATTATCAAGGACATATTTTTTTGCGGTTGCTCTGCAAAATGTGTAAGATCCTGATGCGTTGCCTGTGATTGCATCTTCTACGAAAAACTCATCATTAAGTTTTTCTTCCAATTCATCCCTGTTATAAAGTACATCTTCCAAAGTGATCTCTGCCATTTCTGAGATTGTTTCTTTTACATCCTTAAGCATTTCTTCTAAATAGTTATAAGTCATGGTTTTTTCCTCCTGCTATAAAGCATTTACTTTATTTGTTACTTGTTACATTTACAAATATAAAACAATCGTTTTAAAATGTCAATACATTATTTTAAAATATTTCGTTTATTTTTTAAAACGTGTATTTACATTATAAAAATAATTGATTGACAGTATAAAATAAATGTTGTACAGTGTTTTTGTGAGGTGATTATATATGTTTACTGAAGATATAAAAGTGTTACTTGCGAAAAAAAGCATGTCCTTTTCAGGTCTTGCTAGGTTGTTGGGAGAAAGTCCACAAAACTACCATACGAAAATAAAAAGGAATAGCATTAAAGATGTAGACCTTGCAGAGATCGGCAAAGCCCTAGATTTAGAAATAGAAATAGTATACAAGGACAGTAAAACCGGTAAAGAAATATACAAAAGTAAGTTGTAATATGATATAATATAGAAACAAGTTAATAAATCCATATAGCTAGGACATTGTATAAGGCTATATGAGGCAAGATTAAAAAAGTCATGCTTATATATTTATATAGGTATGGCTTTTTTGTTTTATGGGGGAATGGGAGCATGACAGGCGATTATAGATATAGAAACATGGAGTTGCAGGACATAGGGGATTTTAAAGATGCAGCATTGCAAATATTAGAAAATTATTGTTTGGAATATGACATAGACAAAAAAAACATACACCCACAAGTTTTTGATGACATATGTGCAGAGATTGGGTTGCAGCTATTCAAGCCTAATAAACTTTGGTTAAAAACTTATAACAATAACTATAATGAATATGATCACTTAAAGATATTAGATGTATTTACATATATATATGTATCTATATGTAACAGATATAAGCAAACCATGTCATTATTCCTATTTAGTATATTTATAAATATTCCTAGATCTACTCTATATAATATAAAGATAGATAATAATATATATAATAATATAGATCTACTAAGTAGTAGTAATTATATAAATAATAATAATAATAATAGTAGTAATAATAGCAATATACTAAGGTGTAAAGCTTTGGACATCGACCAAAAAACATTAGCGGAATATATACAGGAATATTGCGAAAACAGTTATATTAAAGCTTTAGAGGGCAGTACACAACATATGAAATATCTGCCAACATTAAACAAAAGATTTGGCTATAATATGCCCGGAGTAAGTGACAGGACAGGACAAAAACAGGCACTTACAAGCGAAAATCTGCCCAAATTAGGACAAAATAGCTGTGATCCTGTGCATTTATTGCCTAACAATGATTAAACAGTCTGGTAATGCCGTTTTGAGTACCATAAACAGGACTCAAAAGCCTTTAACTATTCGTATAAGTTGAGTTTTGCGAATAGTTGGAAAGAAACAGGATGAAACAGTACGGTGTGGGGGTTGCAGATAGCAGCAGAGGGTATGGGGTTACTAAGCACCCCACACAACTCCAAAGAGAAAAAGAGGTAAGAATGATAGAGATAAGCAAGGTAAAGATTAGTGGATTAGGGGAAGCGATTAGGGGAATGAGGAATCCAATGAATAGTTGGGATAAGTCAGATACGGTTTATGGAACGGTATATACATTGTATGACGGAACAGAAATTATAACAGAAGATGGTTTTAGTATAGGCTACAATGACTTAGACCTAATGCACCGATTAGCAGAAGCAGGAACAGACCATAGAAAGTTTATGCGAATGATAGTAGTTTACTTAGACATAAACGCACCTATGTATTGGTGGAAAGAGTTTGATACATATAAAGTAGGCACAGTTAGGAATAGTTGTTCGACAATGCACAAGATACACAGTAAAGAGTTTACGTTGGATGACTTTAGCCATGAGCATTTGGATGAAGATTGTTTGTATACTTTTGAAAAAGTAATATCACAGCTTAATACCTATAGAGAAAAATACAATAAGTGGAAAGATAAAGAGTTTTGGTGGCAGATGATACAGTTGCTTCCTAGTAGCTACAATCAAAAATCAACGGTTATGTTGAACTACGAAGTCTTGGCGAATATGTATCATTCAAGAAATAGTCACAAATTAGATGAGTGGGTAGACTTTTGTAAATGGATAGAGAGTTTACCGTATTCAGAGTTAATAACAAGCTAATACAGGGTTTTTTGTTGATGTACTCCTTTCAGGCACTAGGATTATTCTGTTAAGACCTGTGAAAGACAGGTCGGTGCTATTATCAACGAAAAGTTGAGAGTGCTAAGTGCCTAGCACACAGACAATGGCACACATTGTAAACCTCTTTCTGCTCTTGATGTTGGGTAGTGGTGTACGGTGCATAGACCAATGGAGTAAGGTTCGATTCCTTACCTACCCAATCAAAAAAAATACAAAGGAGAAAACAAATGAACAAAGTAATTTTAATGGGGCGATTGACTAGTGATCCTGAAATCAGATACTCACAGGGAAACACAAGTGCTATTGCAAGGTTTAGTTTAGCGGTAGACAGGAAGTTTAAACGTGATGGAGAGCCTACGGCAGACTTTTTTAATCTTACGGCATTTGGCAAACAGGCAGAGTTTTGTGAGAAGTATCTGCGTAAAGGAATAAAGGTAGTCACTTCTGGTAGATTGCAGAATAACAATTACACGAATAAAGACGGACAGATGGTATATAGCACACAGATTCTTGTTGAAGAGATTGAATTTGCAGAAAGTAAAGCTGCAAGCGAAAGTAATAGCAATCCTGTTGAACAGAAGCCTTCATCTGACGGATTTATGAATATTCCAGATGGAGCAGATGAAGAATTACCATTTCAATAAATGAATATACCGGCTAACAAATGGAGTTAGTCGCTAACCAATAACAGTTGTTGGCAGAGTGAAAAGCACTTCTGCTAATGTGGAGGTGCTTTTTTAATGGCAAGTCAAGGACTAATAGATAGTTTTAATGATTATTGTGCATACATAGACAGAAACGGCATAGACGAACAGGTCATAGATGCTTTGATATTGGCAAGCGAAACTGCACTTATAGGTGAAAAGGATAAAGAGTACGGTTTAAAAATTTCTTCAAAAACAAAAAGCACCATTGAAGAGTATATTTACAAACTCACAGGTGGTACGGTGTGGGAATTGGAGAAATATTGCTTTGCAAATAAGACAGGTTATGAGATTTTGGACAAATATTACAAGGTTTTACTGTTAGAAGCACAGAATATGGTACTTGATAGCTATTTTCAGTACCTAGAGAAGAAAAGAGAGCCTAAAGAACGGTTTTATATGCCAAAACGTAAGCATTTTTTGAGATTAGGCTTAATACAGGCATTGCAAGATATGTTAGATGATAAATTGGACATTTTAAGCATATCAATGCCTCCCGGCACACAGAAAACCACATTAGAGAAATTCTTTAATAGTGGAGTTATCGGTTGGTTTCCTAAAGACTTTAGTTTGTTTTTCTCTCATAGTGGAGATATTGCTCGTATGTACTATGACGGTGTGTTAGATATAGTCAGCAATGCAGATGAGTATTGTTGGGGAGAGATATTCCCTGATTTATCTGTCACTAGCACAAACGCAAAGATGGGGCAATTTAATGTTGGCAAGTATAAACCATTTCCTTCTTTGCAAACAACATCTGTTGGAGCAGAGAACGCAGGTAAGGTCAGAGCAAGTAAGTTTTTGCTAGTAGACGATATGATTGGAAAATTGGAGGAAGCCTTAAACAAGCTTACACTTGATAAATTATGGGGAGTTTACTCTGTAGATGCAAGACAGAGAAAGTTAGATGGTTGTAAAGAGTTGATAATCGGCACTAGATGGTCTGTACATGACGTTATAGGCAGATTGCAGAGATTGTATGAAGGAAATGACCGTTGTAGGTTTATTGCTTACCCAGATATTGATCCTGAAACAGGACAGAGCAATTTTGACTATGAGTACATGGGATTTAGTGTAGAGTTTTTCCAAGACCAAGAAAAGGCAATGGATGATATTTCTTACCGGTGCCTGTATAAGAATCAACCTGTCGAAAGAGAAGGCTTGTTATATACGAATGAAGAGTTAAGACGGTATGCAACATTGCCAGATAGAGAGCCTGATGCGATTGTGGGATTGTGTGATACGAAGTCCAAAGGTATTGACTACTTTGTTATGCCTGTATTTTACAAATATGACGAAGATTACTACCTTGTTGATTGCCTGTGCAACAAAGATAGCAATTACGAAGTGCAGTATGGAAAGATAGTAAGAATGATATGTGAGCATAATATGCAAGCCTTAGAGATTGAAGGAAACCAAGGTGGTGATAGAATTGCTCACGAAATTAAGGAAAGACTATCGGCAGAGAAGCAAAGATGCAATATTACAACGAAATACACAGAAACAAACAAGGAAACACGAATTATAGTAAATGCAGAGTGGGTTAAGAGCCATGTTTTGTTCAAAGACAAGGAAGATTACAACAATAAGAGCGAATATGGTGAATTTATGAATCAGCTTTTAAGTTATTCGGTTGAAGGTAAGAATAAACATGATGATGTGCCGGATGCTTTGGCAATGTTCGTGCTTTATGTGACAAGATTTTTTGGAAAACGTCAAACAGTTATTATAAACGGTCTATTGTAGGGGATAAAAATGACAACGAAACAGTATTTAACGCAGATTTCAGTATATGACAAAAGAATAAACACAAAATTAAGCGAAATTTTCAAGTTACGCACACTTTTGCAGAGCATTACTGTCTGCTCAAAGGAAGATGTTGTGCAGACGAGTGGTAGCAAGGATAAATTAGGCGATAGCATAGCAAAAATTGTTGATTTGGAGAATGAAATCAATGATTTGGTTGACGAAATGGTTGTTACACGCAAATTCATCATTGAGCAGATTGAAAATATGGAAAATTACAACGAAAACAATGTGTTGTACCTAAAATACGTCTTAGGAATGAGTTTTGAAGAGGTAGCAGAGAACATGAACTACTCTGTAAGACAGGTTATCCGTATTCATGGTTATGCTTTGTCCAATTTTGAGAAAAAATACGGAAAAAACTACATAATGTCATAGAATGTCATAGGTAATCTGTGATAGTGTTAAGATGCGATTTGGTACTAATCCACAGTCCTCCGAATGATTGTCTAGGGAAAAGCACTTGTAGAAAAACAGGTGCTTTTTTCTTTTGAAAGAATAAACAGTAAGGAAGTGAAAACGAATGGCAGACCTTTATGGCAGAAAAATCATATATACAGACGAAAAAGAGATTACAAGTGATAACATCATAAAGGTTTTGAATGATGCTATCATCCAACATAGCATGAACGCAGACAAAATTGAGTTTTTGCTGAATTACGAAGCAGGTAATCAACCGTTGCAGAGAGTAAAGACTTACCGTAGCGATATAGATTGCATTTGCGAAGATAACATTGCTAACGAAATCACAGAATTTAAACTTGGCTTTGTTTGGGGCAATCCAATTTCTCTTATCAGGAGAGGCGATACTGATAGCAACAAGAAAACAACCGAAACAGATGCTATCAACCTGCTAAACGAACAGTATGAAGCAGAAAATATGAGAGCCAAGATGCAGAAAATAGCAAGATACGTTGAAATATGTGGTATTGGTTATGAATTGATAGATATTAAGACAGATTGGCAAGAAGGAGATAGCTATTTTGACGTTGTTCCTCTTGATCCAAGATATTCATTTGTTGTTCGGTCAAATTACTATGTAGACCAAAGAATTGTTTTAGGTGTTACATATCGTGTGGATAGTATGGGTAACAGGTATTACACAGCATACACAAACACAACACGATTTGAAGTGGTCGAAGAAAAAGTCACAAACGGAAGTAAAGAACCTACAACCGAATGGAACGAGTTGTCCAGAAGTGGAGAAGTAAATCCGTTGGGTACAATTCCTATTATCGAATGGGAAAGGTCTTTTGACAGAATGGGATGCTTTGAACGTCAGATTTCTGAAATGGACAATCTGAATATCCTTGTTTCTGACTTTGTGAATGATGTAGACCAAAATACACAAGCGGTATGGCATGGAAATGATATTGAGTTTCCTATGGATGAGGAAGGACACGTTTTACATCCCGGCACAAATGATTGGGTACTTTCTCAAACAACAGAGAATGGTCGAGTGCCATTCTTGAAGCCATTATCCGTAGTGTACGATTACGGTGGAATGTTAAACAACATTGTTACTAGACGTACACTTATCCTTGAAAAGTGCAATGTACCACAGAGAAATGACAATAGTGGTGGTTCAACAGGAATTGCAATGAGTGATGCAACAGGTTGGTCTAGTGCAGAAATGGCTGCAAGTAAGCAACAGGCATTACAGGAAATGTCAAAAATGAAAGAAGTATACGTTGTGTTAAAGGCTATCAAGAGAAGTCCTTACATTGAAGCCAACAACATTCTTCTTGATTTAAGACATTCAGACATTCAACCGAATATCAAACGTCAGAAAACATATGAGTTGACAAATAAGGCAAATACATATGCTACTCTTGTTAGTCATGGTATTGACGGTTTGGATGCACTTAAGGTTATCAATCTGTTTGACGATCCTAATCAGGTATTCGCAGACAGTAAGAAATTCATTGAAGCATACCAAGATAGTGTATTCAACAAAGGAGAAGACGTTGAAGGCAGACATTCGGCAGATAATTCAGACCAAAACGGCAATAGTCCTGTGTTAGATAAGGTGTAGCCTATGGATGAATTAAACAATCTTACAAAAGAAAGCTATTTTGGAGAAATAGGACTATCAAGGCAACAGTATGAAGAACGTGTAGCATTAGCAGACGATTTGGAAACTGTTGTCTTGTTTATGTATAACCTGTTGGACAATGTTGATACGTTAAGTGCTATTGCGATAGCTACTATGGTTGCAGAAAACTATGTTAATGTAGTAAGCAAGTATGTTGAAGTGGATGAATATATTAGGGCATATGCCGTATACGTTGCTAATAGCCTTGTAGAAGCCACTTTGAATAACAAGGGTAAAGAATATTACACTTCATACAAAAGAGCCGTATTTGTGGCTTGTGAAGAAGCACAAGCGGTATTTAATCACACAGATCATACAAAAGCACTTAAGCAAGGCAAAACAAAGAAACAATGGGTGGATAAAAAGGATTGGGTGGAAAGAGAAAGCCATAGAGAAGTCGGTAGCAAGATTATAGACATTAACAAGCCATTCCTTGTAGGCGATAGCTTAATGATGCACCCAAAAGACAGAAGTATGGGAGCAGATGCAAAAGAAATCATAAATTGCAGATGCAGAATTAGATATTTGTAGGTAGAAACAGAGGAACTGACAGTAGTCGGTTCTTTTTTTGTGCCTATAAAGCACAGACAGAGAAGTCCAAACACAGAAAGGCAGAGAAGCCTCAAAAACACAGAAAGAAGGAATTGAATATGGCAGAAGAAATGAACGGTAACGCAGAAGTTACTACAGAAAACAAGCCTACGGTTGAAGAACTGATGGCACAGTTGGCACAGGCTAATGCTGAAAAAGAAAAACAGAAGTTGGCATTGGATAAAGCACTCAAAGAAAAGGGTGAAATTACCAAACAACTCCGTAGCAAGCAGACAGATGATGAACTTGCAGAGCAGAAAGCCAAGGAACGTGAAGAACGGTACGCAGAGATTGAGAGAGAGAACAAGCTAATCAAGGCACAGGCAAGATATGTAGCTATGGGCATGAATAGTGAAATGGCTTTATCATCTGCATCCGCAGAAATCGAAGGTGACTTTGAAACGGTTACTTCTAATTTCGTGAAGCTAAAGAATGAAGCAATCAAAAATGCTGAAACAGAGTGGTTGAAATCAAGACCACAGCCAAATGCCGGGAACGGTGAAAAACAGATAACGAAAGAACAGTTTGACAGCATGAGCCTTGTCGAACTTTCTAATTTAAAAAAATCAAGTCCAGAGTTGTATAAGCAATTATCTGGAAACTAAATGCTAGGAGGTAAAAAGCATGGCAGCAACATTTTTAAGTGACTTAATTGATCCTGAAGTAATTGCAGATTTTGTGGAAACCAAGTTGGTTGATGCAATCAAATTTGCTCCTTTATGCGTAGTAGACAACACTTTGGTAGGTAGAGCAGGTGACACATTGTCTTTCCCTGTATGGACTTACATTGGTGATGCAGCAGTAGTTGCAGAAGGTGGTACTATCGCAATTACTAACCTTGCAAACTCTATGACACCTGTACAGGTACATAAACTTGCAAAGGGTGTTGGTTTTACTGATGAAGCTAAGTTGAGTGGTCTTGGTGGGGCACAGTTGGCACAGGAAGCAGTTTCACAGATTGTTACTTCAATCGCATCAAAGGCAGAGAGTGAAATCCTTACCGAGATGGCAAAGGCTTCTCTTACTTACGCATATGATGCACAGAAGAAGGGTGCTACCAACATTGCAGCAGCACTTGAATTATTCGGTGAGGACATGGATGGTGAGAAGGTTCTGCTTATCGCTCCTGATAAGTATTCTACCATTATTGATGAAATTATTCCTAATACTGATGCAGGTGCTAACATCCTTAAGAGTGGTAACGTAGGTACTATCATGGGATGTCAGGTTGTTGTATCAAACAGACTTAAAAACACAAATTCTGCTTACATTGTTAAGCCGGGTGCAATGAGATTGGTTTCTAAGAGAGGTGTTATGGTTGAGTTTGACCGTGATCCTCAGACACAGACCGATTACATCTATGGTTCTAAGTTGTATGCACCTTACTTGTATGATGCAAGCAAGATTATCAAGATTACCGTCTAATCGGTGTGCCTATGAGTTGTTGGTACATGAAACGTAGACTTGAAGAAGAAAAGAAGCAGAGAGCAGAGGAGAAAACTTCTGCTCCTGTTGTTCTTGAAGAGAAGCCTACGGAAATCAAAGAAGAAAAGAAACGTGGCAGAAAGAAAGCTACGGATAAATAGGAGAGAAGAAGCATGGGTGAAGAAATTATTGCTGATTTGACCTTAGAATTAAAGAATGATGATAATTTCAACGCAGATGTGCTTGCTTCAAAAGTAAGAAGTGCAATTAGGGAAGTAAGACAGAAAAGAAATTATCCATCATATTACACAGAACAGATGATAGATACTGATTTGTCAAGGTATTTCACAACCATTATGAATATCGCATTATACGATTACAACCAATATGGTGCAGAGTTTGAAACAAGCCATGACGAGAACGGTATTGACCGAAGTTTTGTGGAAAGAGAAAAACTGTTTTCTGGTGTGCTTCCGTTAGCACGATTTTAATGGATTGTAGTTATTCTCCTTCTACATGGGTTTGGTGGTGGGTAGATTATGAGAACTTTAAACAAAAACAAACAAAAAATGTATTTTTCACTTCCTGTCGGAAGAGTGCCTGTCTATGTAATGGATGAAGATGGAAACATTAAGACCGTTGAAGTAGATGGTGAAGAAATACCTGTTGAAAGTGGGGAATACGAAACAGAATATGGTGAGCCTGTGGAATTTAAGGCTAACATATCAAGTACATTAGCAAGTGCAGCATTTAAACCTTTTGGTATTGATAATTCGGCTAATATGGCAACGATTTGTTGTGATAAAGGCTATTTGGACTTACAGATTGGTGCGAGAGTATGGAAACATTCACCTATCCGCTATAAAGATGCTGAAAATACTATCGTAGACGGTTCTAGTGCAGATTTTGTAGTCAAAGGAATTGATATTGAAGGTTTAAACAATGATTTATTCTTGTTGGAGAGATTAAATGTCTAAACGTGTAAACATTGATGTATTTAGTGTGCAATCAATAAATGATGCGATTAAAGAGATTGAATTATACAAACAGGATATAATCAGAAAATGCGGAATACTTGCTGAAAGACTTGCACATGAAGGTGTTGTTGTATCGAAAATGCAGATTATGGCATTTCCTGCAATAGATACAGGAGAATTGCTTGAAAGCATAACAATGAAACCGGGTGAAGTAATATTCAACGGAAAGAAATTTTATGTTTACACAGATTGTCCGTATGCAGGGTTTGTGGAATTTGGAACAGGAATTGTTGGAGAAAGCAATCCACATCCAAATCCTATGCCTGTAAATGGTTATTCTAAATATGACCAAAACGGTCATGGAGATTTAGGATGGTTTTATCCGGGTGATGATGGAAAGTGGCATTGGACAAAGGGTATGCCTAGCAGACCATTTATGTATAATACTGTAAATGATTTGGTATATAAGGTAGTGGCAATAGCCAAAGAAGTTTTTGGGGGGTGATTAAGTGGCAAATAATGATTGGATTATGGAATTGGAAACGAAAGTTTTCACAATCCTAAAAACAAAACTTAGAAATAAGTTTAAAAAAGATTTTCCACATTTGTATGTTACTTCTTCAGACCAAACACAAGAAACTCCTGTATTCCCTACAGTATATATTCATATGATGGGTGGTAGCGAAAATAACAGAGATATGGAAGGCTATAGTGTTAACGCACTTGAATGTACTTTTCAGATTGAAGTTACTACGAACACAACACAAGAAGATGCAAGAAAAGTTATGTTTGAAGTTGTCAATGCAATGAAATCCATGAGATTTTTCGTTGTGACAAGTCCTGAATTTGGAAATCAGAACAATATGTATCGTTTGGTTTCAAGATTTAGAAGGACTATTGGTTCTAATGATACGATTTAACGTGCCTAGAAGCCTTATTTAGGCATTTTAAATTGATATTCAATAAAAGTATAGGTTCTATATTTCAAAAGCCTTAAAAAGGCTTATTTTTTATGCCTTAAAAGGCGGAAAGGAAGAAGAAAATGGCAAGTACAAACTATTTAACAAGAGCGATTTTCAAAGAGCATAACGCAGAGGCAACATTGCCTTATGACTACTCTGGTACTTACAAGTTGTTGGTAGCAGCAAAGTCTATGCCTTCACCTGTATCTGCACCTAATAACGTAGAAACAACCACTATGGAAGATGATGCACAGACTTTCGTTAAAGGTATCAAGACTTCTGATAGTAAGGAAATCACAGGCAACCTTGAAAAAGATTATCTTGATGCAGTTACTGAATTTTCTGCTGATGATAAGAGAGCAGATGTATTGCAGCTTTACGGTTCACAGGGTATTGGTGAAGTTGCTAAATATGCTTATTCAGGACAGATTGATGCTACACCTTCAGATGTTTCAGGTACTGATGCGGTACTTGAAATGACAGTTACTATTATCCCTAATAGTGCTGCAAAGAAGGTTACTGACGAGTACACCGTTGTTGATAACAAGGATGGCACTTTCACAGTAAGCAAGAATGGTTAAGCAATTCAATGTTGGGGGTAGAGCAATCTGCCCCCATTTTTTTGTAAAAAGGAGAGAAAAAATATGAAGAAATTAGTAATTGGTGAGAAAGAATATGCAATTCAGTTTGGATATAACTGTTTTTGCGATACAGATTTGCTTGATAGAGTAAATGATATTTCAAGAATTTTAAATGGAAAAGAAGTTGAAGATGATAGTGATGTTGCCGGGTTAGGAAAAATCAAGGATTTGTTCTCTGTTGTAAGAGAATTGATGTTTGTAGGATTCCAGAAGCACAATCCTGTCGCAGAAATTACAGATATAGGCGATTTGCTTGACACATACAGAAGCGAAGCACAGGAAGGCGAAAAACGTGGTTTGCTTTCATTGTTTGAGTTGTTGTCAGAGGAGTTAGTCGCAGAGGGTTTTTTGGCAGACCTGTTCGAGGACTTGGGGAAAGCGACCGAGCAGGAAGTGAAGAAACCGAAGGATCACTTGAAGAAAGTAAAATAATCCCATTTAGGCAGAATGTATATGAAAACATTTTGCCTTTTTATTTGTCCATAGGTGTTAGCAAAAAAGAATTTATGGAATCTACACCTGTGGACTTACAACCATACAACCGAGCATTTGAAATGCAACAAAGAAGAGCAGATGAAGAAAGGTATATGAACTATATATACACACTTAATGCTATTTCTTGTGGTGTAGGACTTAATAAAAACGCAAAACCTTATGAACAACCTATGTTACAAGAACACTTTGAAACATTGCATATGTCACAAGAAGAAAAAGATATGCGTGAGATACGGAAAATGCTTGTACAGGAAGATACTTGGATGAATGGACTTAAGAACAAAGGTTATGAAGAGTTATAAAAAGGAAGTGATGATATGCCGAATGTAGATAGCCTTTCAGTTGGAATAGGTGCTAGTGCGAATACTGCCGTTAACGAAATTGATAGATTAAATAACAAACTGCATAGTTTGGCAAATGCCATGAATGGAATTAGTGGTTCTAATTTGTCTAACTTTACAAGTAGTTTGAATTACTTAACTAGGTCAATCAAAAGTATAAATGATGCAGGTGTTAAAACGGCAGATTTTACTAGAATTGCAACACAGTTAGGTAAACTGAATAAAATAGATACTTCCAATTTCCCTACCATTGCGACAAATCTCACTACCTTAAATTCTTCTATCAATTCATTAGCTAATATGCCTGCCGTATCAACTAATGTTGTAGATATGGTTTCTTCTATTTCAAAATTCGGTAGTGCGAATATGCAAAAGGCAATCACAAATATTCCTTTGCTTGCAACACAGTTAAAGAATATGTTTGCTACATTGTCTACTGCACCTAGAGTAAGTGGAAATATCATTAGAATGACACAGGCACTTGCAAATCTTGCAGGTACAGGTTCAAGAGTGCGTGTATCTACTGATGTTATGAGAAGGAGCATTGATAACTTTAGTTTGTCTGCTATTCGTGGTAGAACGGCAACATTTAGCCTTGCAGCAGCTTTTGGTAGATTCTATGCGAACTATTTCTTGGTTATGCGTGGAATAAAGATGATTTCAAAAGCTGTTACAGGTTCAATGAACTATGTTGAAACCTATAACTATTTCTCTGTAACAATGAAGAAAATCGGCAATCAGTTTGGAAAAGACTACAAGCAATTTTCCAAAGGATTTGACGATTTAGGAAATAAGTTAGGTTACAGTAGTGCAGAAGAGTATGCAAATAGTTTCTCTGCACGTTTAAATGAACTTACAAAGAAAATGACAGGGTTTGAAGTTGGACAGAATGGTGAGTTGTTATCATCTGGAGAATTAAGCCTTGGTCTTGATCCTGAAAGAGTTATGAATTTCCAAGCAAGTATATCTGCAATTACAAACTCTGTAGGTATGCTTGGAGAAACAAGTGTAAATACATCAAAAGCATTGACAATGTTAGCTGCCGATATGTCCTCTTTGAAGAATATCGACTTATCAACAGTTATGTCAAACTTGCAGAGTGGCTTAATCGGTCAGAGCAGAGTTTTATATAAGTATGGTATTGACATTACTAATGCTTCTTTGGCACAGGTCGCTTTAGCACATAATGTATCTAAGTCTGTTAGCGAAATGTCGCAATCAGAGAAGATGCAATTAAGATTGTTAGCAATTTTGGAGCAATCAAGAGTGGCTTGGACAGACCAAATTCAGACTATCAATAGTGCAGGAAACCAATATCGTGTACTTAAGCAAAACCTTGCTTCGATTTCAAGAACACTAGGCAACCTGTTTATGCCTTTAGTAAAGCAAGTATTACCTATGATAAACGGTCTTGTTATTGCTTTAAGACGTTTGTTTGAAACACTTGGTTTCCAAATATACGGAGAAACATGGCTTACTGACATAAATAGTGGCATTTCACAGGGTATGCAAGAACTTCCAGAAGAATTAGCAGACGGATTAGATGAAGCTACAGAGAGTGCTAAGAAACTTAAAAAGCAGTTGCAGGGATTTGATGAATTAAACGTATTAAATACAAATGAAAACACAGGTGTTGGTGGTATAGGCATTGACCTTGGTGATGATATTGCAGATGCTTTGGCAGAGTACGAAGAAAAATGGAAAGAAGCATTTGAAAATATCGAAAATCTTGCAGAAAACTTTGCTAATAGAATCACTATCGCACTACAACCTATTAAAGATTGGTTTTCAGACTTTATTACAGATGTTGCAAATGGAGATTGGGAAGCAATAGGTGAAGATTTATCGAACATTGTAATTGGGGCTTTCAATCTTGGTTCAGATATGCTTGATAAAGTAAATTGGAAACAGGTTGGAGAAAATATTGGTGAGTTTTTGCTTGGCATTAAATGGTCAGAAGTTTTTGCTTTAGGTGCTAACTTCTTCAAAAAATTATTTAATGCTGCCGTTGATGTGTGGGTAGGTTCATTTGAAACCGCACCTATTGAAACCGCTTTTGTTACTGTATTTGGTTTCTTATCATTTACAAAAGTTGGTCGAATGATAGCAAAGAGATTAGCAACTTCGCTTATTGCACCTCTTGCAACAACTATTACAACTTCTCTTGCAAGTTTAGGTGGTATCGGTGGGCTTCTGACAATGGATTTAGGAACTATTTTAGGAGCAGGTACTGTAGCAGAAATCGGAATAGCAATAGGTACGGCAATCATTGGCGGTATTATTGCTGCAATAGCCGGATTTGAGATAGGAAAACTTCTAGGAAAATTCTTCTTAGATGAGAATTTATACGGTGATTTTAAGTGGTTTGGCGAAGGTGGTTTCTTTGAAACTATGTTTGGAAACTACGATAGTGTATTAGACGGTGTTATCACTCATTTAGATGCACTAAAAAATATGTTTTCTGATGTTTTGACAACCATATATGATGTCATAGATGGAACTGTATGGCTTACTACTGACTTAAGAACAGGATTGTCAGATGCCGTAGATAAGATTTTTGAGAAGTTTCAACTCAAAGGTCTTAAGGCAATCTATGATGAGTTTATTTATCCTGTGTTTACTTCAGATAGTATTTCTACATGGTTAGAAAATCAGAGTGATGCAACAGCTAAAGTTTTAGGAAAGATAAAAACCAATTTGGTTGACCGTCTGAATGAAATGATTGGAACTATTGAATCATTTATCAATCTTGCATTAAAAGGATATGCACCTTTGATTCATGCAATGAGTTTGGTTGGAGATTTGTTTGGTGTAGAAATACCTAATGAAGTGCATCTTGGCAGAATAAAAGGTTATGCCAAAGGTGGTTATCCTGAAATGGGAGAGTTGTTCTACGCAGGTGAAGGTGGTGTAACCGAGATGATGGGTAGCATTAACGGAAGAACTGCCGTAGCAGGTTCAGCAGAAATCACAGGTATTGCAGATGCCGTATATACAACAGGGCAAACAGAAGCAAGTTTGTTAAGCACAGCCGTAAGTTTGTTGCAAGTAATTGCAGACAAAGAGTTTGGTATTACAGACGGACAGATAGCACAAAGTGTGGTTAGGTCTAACAGAGAATCACAAAACAGAACAGGCAGACCGTTGTTAGTATAGGGAAGGGTAACACCTTCCCTTTTTTGTGAGGTGAAATAATATGGCATATGCCGGATATTTAATAAAAGTTGGCGATTACATTATTCCGCACAACAAGATAAAAGCACAATCATATAGTGCATACGCAAATGTACAGGATTTGGATTCTTACAGAGATGCAGACGGTGTGCTTCATAGAAATGCGTTAGAACATACTCCTGTAAAGGTTGAATTTGAAACACCTGACATGATGACAAATTCAGAATTTGCAGATTTTGTTGGAAATATAAGACGTAATTTTACTAATGCTACAGAGAGAAAGCTAAATGCTTCTGTTTATATTCCAGAGTATGACAATTATGTCACACAAGAAGTATACATGGCAGACATTAAACCTAAAATGCGTAGCACCTATGGTGACAAAATCCATTATGAGCCTATTAGATTTGCTTTTATTGGCTATTAAGGTGGTGATTGAATGAATGTATCAGATGCAGTAAAAAAAGCATATAGAGAAGATACAATACACAAAAACCTAATCATTCGTATTCCTTCATTAAATATGGTTATTAGTAATGATCGCATATGGTCTGAAAGTATGTCACTCAAAGAAAGTCTAATGACAGGAAATAACTTTGAGTTTGTAGGATGTGTAGCAAGTCAGTTTTCAGTAATTATCAATGGTATTCCAGACAAAGTAGTAGGAAAGTACATTGAAGTCGCTATTAAGACGGATGATACGGAAGAAATACCTTTGTTTCATGGATATGTTGATAGTTGCGAAAAGCAAACAAACAGAACATTCAAAAAGATTGTTGCCTATGATGCTTTATGCAAAAAAGGCAAAAAGAATATGCTTGAATGGTACAAAGCATTGGCATTTCCTATCAATATTTACAGTTTGAGAACAGAGTTGTTTTCAGAGTTGGGAATTGAACAGGAAGAAACTTCATTATTGAATGATACAGTTTCCATTACAGAGAAATATTTGCCACAGACGTTAAGTGCTTTAGATATGATTAAGGCTATATGTCAGTTGAATGGTGTATGTGGAATTATCAATCGTGATGGCAAGTTTGAGTATCGTACTATTAGCACACAATCAGAAACAGATGTTTATGGTGCGTTTCCCGGAATATTAGTACCAAATGGTGAGTATTCTTATCCAGGATATTACACTAAGCCTACAAGTAGGGCAGCAGATGCAAGTCAGACAGAAGTAATTGGATATTACAAGAGTGTTGATTATCAGGACTATGTTGTTAAGCCTATAGATAGTATTAAAATCCGTAAATCTGCCAACGAAGAAGGAATAAAGGCAGGTGTAGGTGATAATACATATGTTATACAGGCAAATATGTTTACCTACAATATGTCTGATGAAACAAAACTAAATGTTGCACAGAATATCCTAAAGAATGTAAAGGATATTGAGTTTGTACCTTTTGAAAGCAACACAAACGGATTGCCTTATATTGAGTGTGGCAAAGATACGGTAAAATGCTACGTTTTGAATGATGAAGGCACAGATTATGAGCCTAAGACTTTTAGTGTCTTAAATCGTGAAATAAAAGGCATACAAAGTCTAAGGGATGTGTATAGTGCAGATGCAGAAGAAGTACAAAAGGAATTTCCACAAGATGTTAATACACAAATCGAAAGTACGGTTCAGAGCATAAATACAAACATAGGTACCACAGTTGAACAGGAATTTTCTAATAAGATTGTTTCCGTACCTTCTCTGCCGGCTGATTGGAAAATGGGAGTTGTGTATTTAATTCAAGGAGAGGTTGTGGTGAACTAATGGGTAGACAAAGTGCAAGAATTTTCTACAACAACAAAGACCACAAAGAAGTGTTTTTCAATGGAAACTACCACAATGCAATATTTATGAACGGAAAAATTGTTTGGCAGAAGTTAGCCGGTTCACTTGACACTAACATTCCTGTTTCAGAGAAAGAAATACGTTTTAGTCCTAGATGTATTCCTAATCACTTGTTTATGAAACAACGTGTATCAATGGGTAGACCGCAGATATTTTATTCATATGATATTACAGATACAGTAGAAGAAACAGGTCACTATATGGAAACAATGGCAGAAGAAACATATAGCGGTGGTTATTTCTACTTTAACATGGTTGATACAACGGATAATGAGTACAAAGTCTGGTACACGCAAGACCATGTTGCTTATCACAGATTTCCATATTATCTGTCTTTTGTAGAACCATATGGTTCTACCACAACAACAAAAACATATGAATTTAGGATTATGGGTGAGCAAGATTATGCGTGGTATATCGAAACAACTAGATATACAGACACAAGGAATATCTTACAATGCAAGGTTGTAGGAAATTCTGTTACTGTAATTAACAGATTTAAGTATGATCCTAATGTTTCACCACCTAACATATATGGTTTGGGTATGGAAATTGACAATCATATAGTTATAGAGCAAAGTGGAAAATACTATATGTTTTATGAAGGGTTTATTTATCCTACAGATATAAGTGATTTTTTAGAAACATATACTGCAAGATTTGTTGATGCTGATTATATTTATGGAATAAAAACAGTAGGTCAAGTTACTACCATAGAACGAATAAGCAAAATGGGAATACGAGAGTTAGTTGCAGAAATAAATGACAGACGTTTCTTTCAAGGTGGTGTAATTAAGGATGGAAAATATTACTATCCAAGTGCAAATAGCAAACGTATTTTCATTTACAATTTTTCTAACCACGAAATAACTGATATTCCATGTCCGCTTGTCGGCACAACAAACTTGTTTTTCTATAACAATGGTAAATTTGATTTTATGTATGCAAGGGAAGGCAATCTGTTGTCTATCCTAGAAGTGGAGGTATAAGAATGGCTTATTCAAAGCACCACACACCCACATATCCAATGTGGAAAGATTATCCAAATGACACAACCCCTGTTATGGCTTCTACTCTGCAAGGTTATGACAATGTAATTTCTGACATTGAGGATGAACTTGTCAAACTTAAAGATGTAGCTACAACAGGAAACTACAACGATTTGGCTAATCGTTTAATTCCAGACGGAACTACAATTACCAAAGATGCAGACGGTAAAATTCATGCTTCAGGTGGTAGCGGTGGCACTTCTAACTATCCTGATTTAACGAACAAACCTTCTGTAAACGGTCATATTTTGATAGGAAACCAAACTACCGCTGATTTAGGCATTAACATTCCAACAAAAGTATCACAGTTGCAAAATGATGCAGGTTATCTTACACAACACCAAAGTCTTGACGGATATGCAACAGAAACATGGGTTAATAACAAAAAATATGCTACACAGGGATATGTTAGCAGTGCTTTATCTAATTACGCAGAAGCAAAAGGTATTTCTGACGGAAGCAACCTTAATGAATGTTGGTATGTTGGTTTGTATTGGGGAATTGCAGGTAATACAATAACCAACAAGCCGAGTGAAGTAGACGAATTTGCACTTGTTGTTGAGAATGTTGGAGCAAATATTTTGCAGACTTTGCATACAACAACTCAAACATTCAAAAGGTCAGGTTCAAAAGATTCAAGTGCTTCTTCATGGACAAGTTGGGTTGAAGATAATTTTGCCACAATGCCTTATGTGAATGATACATTTGTATCAAAATCTTATGCTGATTATACTTATGCAAATACTGACGGTACTTATGATGATATGACGGTTGGTTATGCAAAACAAATCAACATAGCAGACCAAAGTGATACTATGTATTTGTTGGGTGTAACAGGTACAGGTTCAGGCAACAAAGAAGCAAAAAGAAATGTAGATTTAAGAACTGCATTAACAAAAGGTACTGCAAGCACAGAAGGTTCGTTAGAATTGCGTATCGGCAATAGTACCGCAAAAGGTACTGAAGGAAATCTTACAGGCAAAATAAGATTTTACGGAAATGGTACTAACTATGCTACACTTTATCCTGCTTCTAACTATACAACTAATGTCACATTCAGATTGCCAACAACAGGTGGAACTTTAGCTATCGAAGGTACTTCATCACGATATGCAAAAGAGAATATCCATTTGGTATCTGACAAAGAAGTTAGAAAACTTCTTGATTTGGAAATTGTTTCTTTTGATTATAAAGAGAAATTTGGCGGTCAAAAAGACCAAGTTGGTGTAATTGCAGAAGATGCGGTAAAGATACTTCCTAATCCTATTGTTATCCCGGAAGGATATGACGAAAACACTTATGACATTGATACTGAAGATACAACAGAAGTACCTTATGTTCAATATCAGAAATATGTGCCTTATCTTATCAGAATGATACAGTTACAGGAGCAGAGAATTGCAGAGTTGGAAAGGAAGGTGCTTGAATAATGGTTTTTGAGATAAAAAACAGAGAAATCACTTGCATAAGTGAAAAGTTGATCGGTGACAATGCAGACTATGTTGCCGATTTTATTTTTGATGAAGAATGGGAAAACAAAGCAATTACTGTTCGTTTTATCCATAACAAAAACTTCGTTGATGTAGTCCTTCCTACAGAGCATAGTTGTGTTATTCCTGTAGAAGTATTGAAAATGGGATGGGTAGAAGTCGGTTGTTTCACAGACGAAATGACTACAACCTATGCCAGAGTGTTTATCAATGCTTCAATAAAGGAAACCGAAGGTAGTCCAATTCCACCTACTGAAGATGTATACTCACAGATTATCGAACTTCTGGAAGGCAAAATGTTAAAAGGTGATAAAGGCGATAAAGGTGCTGACGGTGTATCACCTACTGTAGAAACAGAAGAAACTTCCACAGGTGCTATCATTACTATTACTGATGTTGAAGGCAAAAAAACATTTAGATTGTTTAATGGTGAGAATGGTTCTGACGGTATTGACGGTATCAATGGTAAAGACGGTAAAGACGGTATCAATGGCAAGGATGGTGTAAATGGCAAAGACGGTTACACACCGAGAAAGGGCATTGACTACTTTGACGGAAAGAACGGAATCACACCTGTCAAGGGTGTTGACTATTGGACAAATGCAGATAAAGCAGAAATTGTGAATGATGTTCTGTCAAACCTTCCACAAGCTGAAAGAGAGGTGTTTTAAATGTCTGAATTGATTGCTATTGACAGAAGCACTCTCACAGGTATTGCAGATGCCATAAGAGAAAAGACAGATAGCACAGATATGATTGCCACTACAGATATGGCAGAAAAGATTTTGAACATTTCCGGTGGTGGTTTTAATGGAATCGTAATAGCACCTATTTTGGACACAGAATTGGAAATCAATCAGATAGATGCACAGATGTTGTCTATGTTGTCTGCAATGTCAACAATGATGCTTGACGAAAGTGAGGAAGAATAAATGCAAATTGCAAATTACAACGTAATGAAAAAATACAAGATGATTGGTAACATAGCAGGATACAATGACGGAATGTTTCTTGCAATGGATGGTACGGAGAAGAAATATGGCAATGTTGGTATGAATGTGCGATTTAATCAAATCAATACCAACAACAAATATGGTGAAACTCCTATCGTAACCTATGCTTTTTCACCCTGCTTCGGTAGTGGAACTAAACCTGTCGAAGTCAATGATTATGATATGGACAAAGTCAATACAGATATTTCCATTGCCGGTGCTTCTGCTATTGGAAGTCCAGACAGAGAAAGTCAATACATGGCAAGTTTTGCTATTGTTGTAGAAAACAAAAAGGACTATCCAATCACGTTATCCGAAATCGGTTTGTTTTCTGCAAATTCGACTTCATCATGGGATAAGTCACAAATCGTATTGCTTTACAGAGAAGTGTTTGATCCTGTCACCATTCAGCCGGGAGAAGCATTTACTTTTACGATTAACTTTAAATAATACTAAGGAGAAAAACTCTATGGAAAAATTCAAATGGTTGTTTGCTATTGTCGGTGGAGCATTAAGCACATTTTCAAGACAATACGGATTGATTTTATTGTTTGTAGCAATGGTTATTTGTTTGGATGTTATAACAGGACTTGTAAAAGCTAAAGCAACAGGAGAAGCCATTTCTTCCCAAAAAGGTACAAGAGGATTTTGGAAAAAGGTAGCATTGTTTGTAGGACTTTGCTTTGGCTTTTTCTTAGATTATTTTATTCCATTTATGCTTGGCACTATAGGGATAACATTACCTGTGAATGGTGCAATATTTGGTATGATTATCGGTTGCTATATTGTAATAAATGAAAGCATAAGCATTGCAGAGAATCTTTATTTGACAAATCCTGATATTTTGCCAAAATGGATAAAAAATATGTTGATAAGTGCAAAAGACCAAGTTGATAACATAGACAAAAAAGAGGATAAATAATATGAAAACAGGACAAGGTTTAGTTGATTTTGCAAAAACAAAATTAGGTATTCCGTACTTTTATGGTGCTAAGATGCAACCATTAACAGAAACATTCGCACAGAGTATGCACAAGTCATATCCTTCTACCGTTACGTCTGGTTATATCGAAAAGGCTAGACGTAAAGGTATGTTTGGAAAAATTTGTGTTGATTGTAGTGGTTTGATTGGTTCATATCGTGGAAAACAAATAGGATCATCACAGTTGTATGCTACTGCAAGCAAAAAACTTCCTATATCTGATATTGATAAGTTTTATCCGGGTACAGTATTATGGAAGTCAGGTCATGTAGGTGTATATATTGGAAAAGAGAATGGCATACTAATGTGTATCGAAGCAAAAGGCATTGACTACGGAGTTGTAAAGTCTAAGGTATCAGCTACAAAGTGGTCTTATGGCTTGTTATTTGACGATTTAAGCTACGAAAATGAAAATGTGGTAAATTCTACCACTAAAGAAAAAAATCCGTATATAGAGCCTTCTAAGAACGTCAAGAACGGTACTAAAGGTATGGATGCTAGATGGGTACAATGGGAATTGTGTGAAGCAGGGTACGCACATCCATTTACATATAATGGTGTTAGCTATAAAGGTGTTGTTGTGGATGGAGAATTTGGAAAAATAAGCACCGCAGCTTTAAAACATTTTCAAGCAAGTTGCAAAAATCTTGTTGTTGACGGAATTTGCGGTCCTGCTACAAGAAAAGCATTAAAAAATAATTAGTTATAAATAATTTGTACTAACTATACTTTAGCCACAGGAAAGGTATAGTTAGTACAACACTAATTAAAAAAAACATTATCCACTTTGCAATCTGTATTTACTTTAATTTCTGACAGAATATTATGCCAGAATATCATTTTGTTTTCGTCATTTAATTCTCTGTAAATATCTTTCCATCCACCGACTAAAAGTGTATCTGCTTTTATTTCTTTCTTTTCAGGAATTTCTTTTTTCAATGTTTCCAATTCATTTTCCAAAGAAGAAAATTTACTTTCATACTGTTCAACGGTCAATCTGCCTTTTTCAAACAAGTAGTCTAATCGTGACATACTATCTTGAATATTGCTAATAGCCTTTTTACGGTCAATAATCTCATTATCGGTAATTTTATCGAAAGACATTTTATAATCGCTTAAATAGGCTTCTAGGTGCGTTGTGAGGGTATTTTCTACTGTCTGTTGTGGAATTGCGTAATGTTTATGCTTTCTAGCTATACCATTAGGACAACGATAGTACACATATAAATTCCCTTTTCTTTTATTTATGTTCGCAGATAGTTTTCTGCCACACATAGGACACCTTATCATCCCGGTAAACAAGTAGTGATTGCCTGTTGGAGTATGTTTTATGCAATTCATAGAACGCACTTTGTCCATGTATTCTTTGTCAAAATATGGTTCGCAGAAATTGTAATTATCTCTTGCTTTGCCGATAAACAAATCAGAGTTTATCATTGATTGTAACATTCTTCGTGAGAAATTAGGATCGTACTTATCACGAACATAATCAACGGTAGACTGCTTTGATTTACATTTAAGCAGATAATCAAAAATATCTCTTGTTTCTTCTTCCCTATCGTGAATAACACGTTTTAATCCCATGATTGTATCAATCTTAAAACCAAATCTAGGCAATTTTCCTGTATAAGCTAATCCATGTTCAATTTTATACTTGTGCATATCTTTGTATCTTTCAGAGGTTAACGCCCATTCCAATTCTGCCATAGCTGCCATTTGATACATAAAGTTTTTGCCATACGGTGTAGTAGTATCTATCTGCTGACTAACAGACACAAGATTACATCCGACTTCTTCCATATCGTGATACAAATTACAGAAATCACGCATATTTCTAGCTATTCTGTCATATCTCATAATTACAACAAGATTTAATTCACCGATTTTTACATTATTCATCATTCTCTGGAAGTCTTTTCTTTTACGGATAGAATGACCTGTGATACCGTAATCACCACTATATACTTCTACTTTGTAATTATCTTTCCCATATTTACTGTCAAGATAGTCTATACTAGCAGAAATCTGCAATTCCATACTATCTGAATTATCATTTGCTTTTGATTTTCTAGGGTAGATAGCTGTTTTAATCATTATTTATACCTCTCAAATACGTTGTTGCACTTTTCACATTGATAAATATACTTAGGAATAGTCCAAGCCTCAGATACGGATTCTTTTGTGTTGAAAAGAGTAAATGGCTTGAATGGGTTAAGATTTAGTTTTGTAGTAGATTTTCTTCTTTCAGGTATCAATACCTTTTCTTTAACAGTTACAAGACGTACTCTTTGTGATAAGCATTTTGGACAAGTTACAATGTTTGGTAGTTTTTTTAACATGATTTGCTCCTTCCTGTCGAAATTTATCGACCAAAACATACTTCAAAAAATTTATTTTGTGGTATAATTTTAAGTACCTTTTATGGTACTAAAGATAAGTATAATATAAGTAGAACATTTGTTTGGTTTTTATTTAAAGAGGTGAGCATTATGACAAACAAAGAGAAACTTATAAAACTTATCAATTCTATCAATGACGAAGCTGTTATTGAGTATTTGCTGTTTTTTATCATTGGAAAATTTTTTGGGGCAGCGGAATGGGATGTTTAGCATCCCCTTCTGTCATATTTATAATCAATAAAGTCTAATATCAGTTTTCTATCATATTCATTTAATTCATAATATTTCTTAATTGCTTCTTTTAACACAGGATCATTTGATATTTTCGCATCCAGAATGGCATTTTCCTTTGTAAATCTTTCTTTTCTTTCCATTGGTACGTCAAATCCCATTAACCATGCTTCTTCAATATCATATGCCATAGCTATTTTTGTTAAAATATTCTGTCTAGGTTCACGTTTTCCATTTAAGTACAAAGATAAAGAAGATTTAGGTATATCTGTTCTTTTAGCCATATCAACAGGCTTTTCATTATTCATTATAAGTAATTCATACAATCTATCTTTTATTTCCTTTTTACCCATATGCAAAACTCCTTTCTGATTGTGATTTACATTATATTATAAAAAGTTTGCATTTACAACACACATTTGAAAAAAAGTTTGCAAAATGCGAAAATAATTATTGACAGTTGGAAAATGGTATGTTATTCTCATTACAGAGTTTGCGAAAGCGAAACCACAAAATATAGTAGAAAGGAGTTTTAAATAATGTTTGAACGTACAACATTTAGTCCTGTGTATGACTATTCAGAGTTGCGTGGAAGAATTAAGTCAGTATTAGGAACTGAAGGAAGGTTTGCAAAAGAAATCGGCAGAACTCACAATTTCATCACAAAGGTTTTTAAGGGTATTTCCTATTTTGATGCTAAGGATGTTTGCAAAGCAGCAGAAGTTTTGCAGATTGACGTAAATGACATTGGGTTTTATTTTTATACCCAAAAAGTTTGCAATAGCGAAACTTTTTAAGGAGTGCAGAATATGTCAGAGGATCAAGTTAAAAAAGCATTAAATCTGTTAGCAGAGTTGTATGAGAAGCAGACAGGAACAAGGTTAGTAGAAATTAGAAAGGAGTGAGAAAGATGTTATTCATATTTCAATGTGTAGGCTTGCTGATGTTTATTGCCGGTGCCTGTGGATATGAAAGCAACATAGCTTTAGCGGTGTTATTGATGCTTATAGGTGGCTTTATTACATACGGAAGTTTTCAGATTGAACAAAGGACAAAAAAATAGCGATAGAACCAACCGACCAAAGCTGACTATCGCTATAAATGAAACAACAACAAAGCTATTTCTTTGCCTATTATGGCACAAATGAAAGGAGAAATCAACAATGGAAGATGTACAAATTACTATTTCTACTACAACAGACAGATACGAAAGCCTGTTACATACAGAGCAGAGTGCAAATATCTTAAGACAGTTAGTTATGCAGAAGATGGAAGAATCTTTGAGCAGGATTGGAAGTGGCTACTACTTCAGAAAGCCTATAGAAGAAATTGAGATTGATGCTGATACACTTGGCAGATTATTCGGTTTCACAAGCACTATTGAAGGCTACAAGAATAGAGAAAAGGAATTATTAGAGAAAATAAATTTGGAGAATGGAGATATTCCTAATGATAAGTATTGATAAAGGTCACATTGTGATTGAAGGTAGCGGTCTTGACATTATGACAGACGTTACTGTTATAGTAAACAATTTATTTGAATTATTGCAGGAAGAATTAGGTACAGATACTGCAAAGGAAATGATTAGACATTCAGTTGAACTTGCATTTGTTAGTAAGGAAGAACTTGATGAAATGGCAAATAAGAAATTGTCAGAAATGACATTGGAAGAATATCTGGATTTTATGGGGGTGAAAGTAGATGGCAAATGAGTTAGCAAAGCAGCAGAAGGTTGGAATAGCTACATTCTTAGCAGAAAAGAAAGTGCATGAGAATGTTGAAATGGTAGTAGGCAAGGAGAACGTAAACGGTTTTGTATCAGATATTGTTGCCTGTGTGCAGAATAACAACACTTTAAGCAAATGTACAAATCAGAGCATCTTATCCGGGGCATTGATTGCAAAGTCAATCAACCTACCAATGACACCACAGTTGGGTTACGCATATTTAGTACCTTTTCAGAGCAAAAAGACTGTTGAAGTAGAAGGCAAGAAGCAGACACAGTACGTTGATGAAGCACAGTTTCAGATGGGTTACAAAGGTTATGTCCAACTAGCATTAAGAAGTGGCAATTATCAGAAGCTGATTGCTACTGATATTAGAAAAGGTGAAGTGGTTGATTATGATCCTTTTGAGGATGCTTACACCTTTAAGCCTATAGAGTTTGAAAAACGTATGGCAAAGGAAAAAGGACAGTACATTGTGCCGATTATCGGTTACTATGCGAAATTCGTATTAAATAACGGATTTACAAAGGAAATGTACATGAGTAAGGAAGATATGCTTGAATACGCAAACAAGTATTCCAAGGCATACAGGGCAGACCAAAAGAACCATACGTCATATAGTTTTTGGACTACTAAGTTTGATGAAATGGCAAAAAAGACAATGCTACGTCAGATTTTAGGAAAATGGGGTTTACTTACTCCTGATTTGCAGAAGGCATACACCTGTGACATGGCGGTTATTGATGAAGAAGGTAATCCACAGTATTTGGACAATCAACCTGATGATACAGAACCTGTCGAAAATCCTATGGCAGATATGGTGATTGATGGAGATTTCAGAGAAATTGATGATATGCCTATGCAGGATAACTTTAAGTAGGAGGTATATATGGAAGTTACACAAGATAATTATTACTCACAGGAAGTCAATAAGGAATATATGAGTTTTCATACATGGGCAAGTTTTCATGGCACAGACGGACTTATTCCTTGTGAAGCAAAAGCATATGCAGAGTTGAACGGAGATTATTCTGAAGCAGAGAAGTCTACTGCATTTATGGTTGGTAGCTATGTTGATAGTTGGTTTGAAGGAACTCTGGATAAGTTTAAGGAAGAAAATCCTGATGTATTTACACAAAAGGGAGAACTTAAATCAACATTCAAGATGGCAGAAAAGATGATTGAACGGTGTAAAAAAGACAAGTTGTTTATGGCTTATATGAGTGGCGAAAAGCAACGTATATTTACGGCAGAAATGTTTGGCATAAATTGGAAATGCAAGTTAGACAGTTACATTCCCGGCAGAGCGATTGTAGACCTTAAGACAACAAGGGAAATGCACAAGCAATTCTACACTAAGGAAGGTAACAGAGTTGATTTTATAAGCTATTACGGATATATCTATCAGCTTGCAATCTATAAGGAAATCGTAAAGATTTGCACAGGAGAAGATTTACCTTGCTTTATATGTGCCGTATCAAAGTCGGATCATCCAGAGATAAAGATAATCCACATAGACAATATAAGCCTGTATGAAGCTATTACAGAGGTTAAAAACTCTATTGAGAACACTTCATTGGTTAAAGTATGGAAAGGCGAAATAGAGCCTTTGAGATGCAATAGTGCAGATTGTCATTATTGTGTGGACACAGAAGTGTTAACAGATCCTGTGAATTACAGAGATTTGATAGGAGTGTTGTAATGTCAAAATCGAAAGTTTGCAATGAAAAATACGCATATTACTGTTTCTTCTGCGGAAAACCTGTTGGTGGAGCAGAACATCATTTAGTGTTTGGCAGAGGACTTAGACAGTTAGCAGAAGAGGATGGTTTAAAAGTGCCTATTTGTAATGATTGCCATACTACAGGCAGAGTTATCAACAGAATACATGATAATCCAATGGCAGAGCGATTATCTAAGGTATGTGGACAGGCATTTTTTGAAAGAAACTATATTTCAGAAAGGGGATGCAGCATTGATGAAGCAAGAGAAGCATTTAGAAGAAGGTACGGAAAGTGCTACTACTAAAACATTTCTTATTCGTGGCAGATTTTACAAAAATCATTGTTTCCCATCATTGAACGATTATTTACAAGAGATTGGCAGAAATCCAAAAGGTGCATCCAAGTTTAAACGTGATTTTGTGTTCATAGCTATAAACGCAATAAGGCGAGATTTAAAGGGTTATAAATTCACTAAGCCTGTTATATTGCACTACACATTTGGAGAGCCTCTACAGGTCACACAAACGTGTAAGAGAAGGGATAGGGATAACATTGTAGCTTTAGCACAGAAATTCATCCTAGATGCCTTAAGGGATAGCCACACTATTGTAGATGATAAACCGGACTATGTTAGGAACTTCGATTTCAGTTTTGTTTATACGGACAGAGTGCCTTACATAATTGTTGAGATTGAAGAAGTGTAGGTGGAAATATGACGTTAAGAGAATATTTGAGAGATACAGAAGATGATTTCTTTTATGTTGGAGTGCAAAACGGTTATCTGACTATTGGTGATAAAAAAAATGTTACAAAGGATTTAGAAAGACTTAGCAAGGAATATTTGCAGAAATACAAGTGTTCAATAGAGAATAACAAGCAAATGCACGATAGGTACGAAAAACTTATTCCTGTTCACCAAGAAGAATTAAAAAAGTTAGAAAACAATTTAGCTAAGTACAAAGAAAGGGAAAAACAAAAATTAGTTGATTGGCAAAGAGAAATACTGCTAGACAATATAAAAACTACTCAGACAAGAATTGAAAATAAAAAAGTCACTATTGATTATCAGACAAAAGAACTTCCTAGAATTGAAAAATATATTCAAAAAATAGAAAAGTATTTGTCTGGATATAAAAAATTTATGAGTAGAAGAGTTGTTGATGTAAGCGAAACACGTTTTCAAAATCCTAAAGGTGTAATTGTTTTGCTTGAAGGTGAAGAATACGGAATGTATTGGGATTATGAAGAATATTTGAGAAAGGAAGGTAATGCGTATGGAAAATGATTTCATTTATCAGAAAAAGGCTAGTGGGAAACCTGATGCAATTACTATAGCAGATTTAATTCCATTTGGTAGAGATAATGCTATTACAAGAAAAATGCTTGTTGCAAAATGTATTTCCTGTGGACTTGTTGATGAAAACTTGGTTGATCCTGACAGGGAAATGCGAAGGCTGATTGAAAAGGCAAGAGTAGATTATACAATCTTAAATCTTTCAGACGGAAACGGTTATTACAGACCGAGTAAAGACGAGTTGAACGATTTGCAGAAGTATATAAGGCAAGAACGTAACAGGGCAATATCTGCTTTTAAGAATATCAGAGTTGCTCAAAAGTTATATGAGGACTATTTGCACGAAAGGAAGTCAGAATAATGGCAGAGAATAAACACACATTATCAGACTTGTATCAGATGCAGAGTTTACCATTGTCTGCAAAGATACGAATGACAGAATACAGAATCAATCAATGGATAGAAGAATTTGGACAAGACGGAGTTTATGTCAG